TCTTCTCCAGGTTGATTCCGTACTCGATTAGATTTCCATGCAAAAATGTGTTACAATATTCACATTGTAAATGACAATTATTCTCGTCAAATCTTACATTGGCATGACCTCCGCTTGAAAAGTAATGACCAGCATTTTCTTTCTTGCAAGGTTTGTTACATGATATACAATTTAATCCTTTGTCTCGTTTACGAATCCAAGAATTAAACACTTGCTGCGTTAACTTTAAATAGTCTTGCAGCGTCAACAAATCTTCTTTAACCTTTGCTTTCTTCTCCTTTTTTATAGCAGATAGATTCTTCAATGCTTGTGCAGTTTTCAAACATACATCGCAACGATTTGTCTTTATAGTTGAATTATACTTTTGCTTTGGCTCAAATTGTTCTTTACAAGTTTTACAATATTTCATGTTTTTGTTGTTTATCTAACTCCTGCTTCAAATATAAAATTTCCAATCTTAAACTACTATTCACTCGCTCAAAAGTAGCGTTATCGTCTTCAAGCATTTTAAAGACTTTTAAAGCATAGTTCAAATCATTTGCTTCTCTTTCTATAGCTTTTACTTTTTCTTCGCTTAAATTGGCTAATTTCATCCTAAAAAGCAATCTATTGATGCTTATCTTTATGTTTAGTCTTGCGATTAGTATATCAGTTGACTTCATTTATTCGTGTTTTAAAATGGTAAACTATCGTCAAAATTATTATTTTGCTCCAATGCTTTATAAAAATTTTGTACTTCACCAGGTAGTGGATTGTATTTTTTTACCTCACCTCTTTTTGCAGCGTAAATTTTATTATGAGTATTGGGTGCAGCAACGTCAATGTCATAATACGTCAAAGTATTTAAATCAAAATGAATATCAATTTTACCTACACTACCAACTGAACGTGGTTTTATCTTATTAAAATGTATTTCAGCTTGATTATGCTCAACGTCAGCACGATGTACCGTAATCATACATTTACCACTATTAAACCATTCACTACCTCCTTTTAAATCGTAAGGGCTTGGGGGATTTCTGACTCCGTTTATCTTTTCAGTCAGTTTAGGATGAATGATTGTATGCAAATGCAAGTTATGTTGTTCTGCTATGTGATTTCGATAAGGTAAAACTACTTCTAAATATGTTGCATAACCTCCGTATTTTTCGTAATCATGACTCATATCCTTCCAGCTATCTATACTCGCAGTATGCAATTCTTCAGTTTGTTTAATACTTGCTGCTATATCCCAAAACTGCATCGGAGTCAATTTTGCTTTTACATCCGTTTTAGTTAATACTTTAAAATGTTCAGTTACCCATTTGATGTTATCTTCAATCTCAGCATCGGTAATTGAATTGACTTTTTTAGGGTCAAAAGTCTTGCTTGTCTTTTTATGAATGAAATCTGCAATTATTTCTACATTGTTACCAACATCGGGAAAATATATTAAATGCTTCCATCCGTAAAATATTGAAGTATTCATAAGTAACTCCATTAATACTTGAGTTTTACCGCTCATAGGAAACCCAGTCCAATCAGTGCAATTCCCTAACTGCATTGAATAGTGTTTATCTATCTTGTCGAAGCCTAAATAAACTCCTTTATCGTGATAGTTATCTCTATATTCCTTTAGTTGTTTAAGAACATCTTTAGGCTCTGTTATTTTAAATCCTTCTATTATTGCCATGCTGCTTTGAATTTTTGTGATTCTTCTTTAGGTAATGTTGTTCCAAACTTTTTAGAATTTTTTACCCAAGTTATTAATCTTCTACTTAACCCCCAAGTTTTTTCTAATTCATATCTTAGTTGTTTATTGTCTTGAGTTGGCTCAGCCCAATATAAGTAAAAGTCATTTATGAAATCTCTACCATACTTCTCAACAAATGGTGCTAAAGTTGATTGAAAGTTTTTCTTCTTTTCTTCTATACTTTCTTCTACTTTATTATTGTATACTTTACTTTGTGGTTTATTGTTCCCCTTAAGTTTACAATTACTAGGTTTATGTATACCTAAACTAAGTAAATGTTGACATAAACTATGTAAATTCATACATTTATTGTTTCTTCGTGAGTAAGCATCTTGTATACTTTCAACAAACTTTTCACTCCAGACTATCTTATCTTTCCAAAGTACACTACTAATTTCTTCTAACTTACTTAGGTCATCTAATATGCTAAAAAGTACTTCTTCTTTTACTCTACATTTAGCACTCATAAACATAACATTCGTTTCATCATTTAGATTTAGCCAATGGTCATCAGTTGTCGCTAAAGTTTCTAATACTTTAAACCAAACTGCATAACCATCGTTTCCGTATTTATGCTCAATCAAATACATTTTTTTACCTTCACTTAAATAGTGAGGAAAATAATCTACGTTTCTTCTTTCAGGTCTTGCCATAATAACTAAGATATAACACATTGAATTAAATTAATATTCACAAGTATTCGGTAGTCACTATTACCTTCAATTGTTTCGTAAAAGATTTTCTTCCCTGAATTAATCTCTATAAGTTCTATAAACCCAATAGACTTACTAATCAATTCAATAATCTCATCGTAATTTTCTTTGACGTGAATAACGCCATTTGATAAAATAATCTTTGTCATAATTATAATTTATTTAAACATAAAAAAGCCCTAATTAAATCCGTTGCTTCTGACTTCAACTTCATTAAAAAGGGCAATAATTTTTTCAGTTCCTATAATGTCAGAAGGGAACGTATACAAATATAAGACTTATATTTTAACTAAAGGTTGCTTTTCTTGATAAAGTTTTCTGAATAAATACCTCTTCTACTATCGCATTCATCTTCCCATTCATCTAAAAGCCAAACATCGTAAACTAAGTCGGGAAGTATATCAGCCTTTTTAACTGCATCTTCTTTACTGTTTGCGTTACCAATCCAAAATGCTGGTTGATTCTCTCGGTAGTAAAATACTTTATAATAAGTTTTCATAGCACCAGGTTATTATCGTTTACAAATTCTCTGATTTGTTCTCTAAGATATTCAGCCATGTCTAGTTCATCGGTTGTAGCATCTCTACCTTGATACACTCCATGCTTAGTAGTTGACCTTAATAATTGGTCTAGCTGCATTACTGTATGTTTCCAATCTACAGCCTCCATTGCTAACTTGGCATCTTCTTGTTCGTCAAATTCAATTGTTATTTTCATAGTTCTTCGTTTGTTAGTGCAAAGTAAAGGTTTTGTAGTTGGTGGACGTATTTAATAGTAGTTAAAAAGTAGCATCCAGCATCTGAATCATCATTATTATAACACCATTCGCCTTCATAAAATTTAACTGAGTTCCAATAGTCACCAGCTTTTACTTTATAGTTCTTGTATAAATAACTACCATCAACAAATCCAAACTTCAACAGCCATTCTTCTGTTAGTGGGATTGGTTTAATATAATCAAAGTTCCATCCCATTTCAAAATCAAATTTTAATAATTTATCTTCAAAATATACATAATTCCCAATTCTCAATTCACTTGCTTTCATCCGTTATATTTTTAGGTTCATTGTAAATAGATTCCGATTGCTTACCCCAATACATATCACAAGTCTTACCATCGAATGGTGGTGTGAAGAAGTAGCTTTGTCTCTCACTCGCTTTAGCGGTGAATCGGTAACAATTTTCTTTAAGTGGGCAATCATCGCCCGTACACATCGTTATATCAGCCATAAAAGTCCAGTTTTTTAATTAAAATACAATCCAAAAAGGAGGCTTTTACACCTCCGTTTTATTAGAATGGTAAATCAGTACTATTTGAAGATTGCATTGACATTCCCGTAGGCTTTGCTTCCGTTCTTTCAACGTACTCCGCTTTTAAAATCTTTCCATCAGTCCAGGCCACCTTGCCATTACCTACATATTTTTTAGGCATTTTGGACTCTCGGTCTTCTTTCGACTGCGCTACGAAGATACTTGCGTTATTCCCGTAATCGTCTTGTTTTTCGTTAATGCTCATGGTATACTTATCGTAACCACCTTGTGCATTCTTAATGCTAAAATTAATTAATGAACTCATGATAAAATTGTTTTTAATTGTTCGTAATATTGACGAGCCTCTTTGACCCGTTCAATTATCTTTGCTTGTGCTTCTTCGTCTTTTTGCACAATGAATCTTTTAATCCTTAACTCATTCGGAATTTGGTCGAAGTTATGTGAAAGTTGTACCGCATTTCTAACATCTAAATCCTCATCAATTAAATGCAACTTCCAATGCTCTCTTCTTACCTCATCTTCAACTATTTCAAATGGTGTATTCATTAAACAATAAACAAGTTCGCTAGTATCGTGTTCCGTAAGCATCATGTACCCTTGCAATTGCCAAAAATAATCTTTATTCTTCAAAGTAGAATCAAACATCGGAAACGTTGAGCCATTCCAGGAGCATTTAATATCTGCTAATAAATTGTCGCTGCAAATGTCAGGCTCACCGGTTAACCATTCGTTGTTAAATCTTGTTTCATTCTTAACTACAAACTCCCAATTTAATACTTCAGAAGCGAATTGAATTGCTTGGTCTTCCATTTGTATACCTTTGTCAGTATATCTACTTGAAAAGTCCTTGTAGATTCCTAATTCTTTCTCTTTAAACACATCCTGGATGTATGTTTTTGCAGTTTCAGATAAAACTTCTGATTTTGTTCTTGCGTCAGTCATCAACTTCCCAAGTGATGAACACCTAAATAGTAATTCGCTCATTATAATGGATATTTTTCGTTTATATATAAATTAATCATAAAATCTATTTGCTTTGTTGCCTCCATTAGCTGACATTGAAGTTTAGTTATGTTTTTAATATCCCATTCATAATGCTTTGGATAACCATTTGTTTTATTATTTAATGGATTTAAATATCTTATCAATATAGATTCTGTATATAACCTATGGTCATTATGATTTATTGGAATTATATAAGCATATTTCCAATCCTTATTTTCATTTTTACAATGAGATAATAATCTTTGTCTCATATTTTTGCTTTGACCTACATAAATAATCTTATTATTTTCATTATGTAATATGTAAACTCCAGCTAAATCTGATTCATATAATGTGTGATTTGTAACTAAATATCCAAACTCACTAATTTCCGATGCGTTTTCTATTCTTATCATAACAAAGAGATTACTGCTTTTTGTACTTCCGTTAATTCAAATTGACTTAATGGCTTTAAGAATTGCTCCTTTGTTATCTCTCCAGTGTCCACCTTTGTAAGTCCATTATCAAATCTTTCTTGTGGCATTGTAGGTTTCTTATTAACGTGTTTAGTAACATCGTTAGCGTCATCGTCTTGCATCGACAAAGAAAGTAAACTTTGAACGGAATAACGTCTAAAGTAAGAAATACATCCGCCTAATTTTTGAGGGTCATTAATCTCAGGTAGTTTGATTTCAGATATAAACTCCTCACCCGTTTCGATGTCAATTACTATGCTTTGCACACATCCATTTGCGATAGGTTGTAAGAGCAGCAAATTGTACTTGTGTAGGATTGGCTCAACTACATCTAAAATAGTGTTTAAATCAGCATATTTTGATTTAAAGAAAGGATTGTCAGCTGACTTGTTAATCTTGCCAATTGCTTGTTTAGCTAAATGTAGCTTGTAATAAATTCCATTTACTCGTGGAATTGCGTCTTCAAATTTTTCTACGTTTTTCATGTTATTTTGGTTTTAAATTGTTTACAAATATAATAGTTTTTAACTAATCAAACTAATTAATTGTATTTTTTTATTAATTCTTCCTGGAGCAGTCTCATTTGAAAGTAGTTTTCACACTTCAATACTTTCTCTTCTACCTCAGTAATCAAAGGATTCTCAATCGTAAATTCGTTTTCTTCTAGGTCTCTCAAAATAACCGAATAAATATATTTAAAATCAATTTCGTTTTTTAAGTTGTCAAACTGTTTCAAAGCGTAAACAATGTTTGAATGGTCACGATTCAATGCCTCTCCAATTTTACATAAAGACCAACCTTTGTTTCTTAAATATTTACTGATAACAAACCTGGCGTAAACCTTATCTCGTTTGCGTGATTTCGTGTTTACCTCATACTTTGCAATCACTTCGTTTAATAGTTCTTTATTCTCCATCTTCTTTAAAATTTTCGTCACACCATTTACGAAATGACTGTTGTATATTTATTTGTTGTTCCATTGCTTCAATGTCTGCTGAATCTACCATGTGAGAATCAAATGAGCGTATTGCGTTGATAAGTAAATTACGTTTCATTTTACTTACTCGTTTCATTGGTATATCTTCAAGGAAATCAGCTAAAGTTGGCAGCACCTGGATAGCTAGTATTTTTTCGTTTATTGTCATAATGCTTTTATTTCTCGTCTAACATCAAACCAATACATTGCTTGTTCAAAATTTTGTAGTTTAACCATTTCTATTCGAACATTCTCGGCAACATATAACGCAGCTTGTTTAGCTACTGCATTAATTAACGCTTCAGTTCCACCTAATAAAGAAACGTCATATCTTGTAAATTCGTAAATGCTAAATGCTTTTTCTTTTGCTGTCATTTGTTCTCGTTTAATTTAATTCTACGGATTTCATTCATTAACTCCATGTTGTAGGTTGTAAAATGCTGCTTCCTATGCGCATCATTCACTCCCATCGGAGGAGTATAGGTATTTTCTGCCTTTGTAGGCTTTACATTTTTGTTCAAAAAGTTCTTAATTAGCTGCATGATGTTCTAGTTTTTCGTAAATTAATGATTCAATTGTTTCAATGTATTTATCTAGTAAAGAAAATACGTCTTGTTTTCCGATTTCTACTTCAAGAATATCAATGTAATTAACATCGTCTTCTATTATTTCGTAGGTAACATCTATGTCTACTCCTTCAATTGTTACTGTTGTTTTGTGTGTCATTTTTCGTTTTGTTTAAGTGTAAAATAATAGTTTTCTGCAACATCAATTGCCAAAGTGATTTGATTAGCGGAAATCCAATCGCCTTGCTCAAGATAAAATTCTTTGATTATCTCTAGTTGTTTAATTGTTTC